CACCATCGGGCAAAAGTCCGCTACCAAAGACCATTTCTTTGATGGGCAATTTTCGACCGAGAGCAATGGCGTTATTTTCCGCCGCAATCCCTGCATTGGTCAGGTAGCAACGTAAATCAGTTTGCTGATTAGCCATGATTGATTCTCACTGTTTTAACTGAATAAACAACCTTCGCCAATTGCTTGGTTGTACTAAAAGACGGTGGCACAAGCTCGGCAGCTTGAACACGTTTGATTTTGGATTGTTGAAGTAGTGCGGCGCGATACTTTCTGGCATCACGTCCAATGACCAAAACAATCTCTGACGAATCTCGCTCAGACTTGTAAAGCACCACCCGAGCATTAATGCGCTTCGAGATGTCTTGCGAGAGAGGTTTATCGACCAGATATCCCTCAATGTAGAGAGAATATGCCTTGGCACCTCTTGAGATTTGCGCTTTAAACCCAAGGGCATCAAGCGACTCTTTGAGCCCTTCAATCGTGCCCGCTTTTTGATGCACTCTCGGGGCGTTCTTGACCAGCTGACGCTTACTTTCTTCTTGGTCGGTGCTGAACCAATCTTGCACGCCATCCTCAAGCGCCATCAGATCAAGCAAGTCCTCACGCGTTTTTTCAGGGTCTCGCAACCACGAATAAACGTCCTCCGTTTTGAGAACGCTCATCACTGATTGCTCCATGACCACATCAAGCGAAGTGCGATTGTCAGGAAATAGGGATTTATCCGACATAGTCCACCCTGACCGACTCACAATAAGCCGCCTCTTTCCAATCACACAACACATCATTTGACGGCTCGACCACTTCGACGGTTTTCGCTTTGTGGTTGTGCGCAATCTGATCGAGCACTGAGCGCAATACATCATGATCAAGGCGGTGATTGTCACTCGCGTATTGACGCAGCGCACTTTCAAACTCAGCACGCTCAATCAGGCGAGTCGGCTCATTATGTTCCGTCACTCGCAAATGAATTTGATAGCGCTTAATGGTCGCTGCCTTGGTGGACACCTCATCCGTTTCCTGAGCAATGTCAGGGCGGGTAATGTAACTATGCACCGACTCAATCAGCTCCGCACTTGGGGTGCCATCTCCCTCCCAAGACAAAATATGATTATCAATTTTTCCTGTATTCGGTTGAGGGGTTCGCGCTTCAGCATCCTTTGGACGTAACTGAGACAGCGACTCACTAAATTTAAAGCGCAATAAAATTTCGGTTTCCGAAACACTCTCAACGGTAATAAGCGGCTTATGCCCAACGTTCAGAGAGTGGAACTTATAGCCCATTCGCGTCCCAGTGGTACTGAGCGAATGCGGCGCTAACGCATAACGGAGCAACATGGACTCGTTACTCTCTTTGATAAGAGGCTTGGGGGGAACGGCGGTCAAATCCTCTTTTTGAATCACCTGACGCTCAACCCCCAATCTTGCACATACAAGATCAATGGCGTCGTCTTCCGTCGCCGTTTGGGCAAACTGTTGCAGCGCGCCGTAATTATTCTCTCGGGTATTGTGCTGAGTCCAACGAATCACCTGATCCGTCCACCATGCCAACGCCTCACTCGGATTTTCCAACGTTTCAACCATCGACTCAGCAAACGCCGTGTCGCGCTCCGCTTCCGCGTTTGTTCGTACAAATTCGACAAACTTCGCGCGAAGGGTGGCGAAATCTTCAACTTTAAAGATGTCAGGCGTTTTCATAACGTCACCTCATGTTCTTGCCCGTCGTACACCACTTGAATCGAAACGTGATACCCCGTCCCGACTATCAAGGCGGTGACTTTCTTGGCGACAATATCTTGCAACCCGTTATTCGGATTCCGAAAGGTTCGAAAAATACGGTTAATTAAAATCATGCGTCCGCTTGGGCTGGCATGAGTGCCAAGCGTATCCGGCACCTCTGAGCCATAAGCCCGATCTTTTTCTTTCGTGCCGAGTGGGGTCGCCAATGCCCTTGAGGCTCTTGTGAGCGCCTGAGCGAGCCCCGTGAGTGTTTTTCCCGTTTCAGGGTCAACTCCAATCATAAAAACCTCTCATAAAGCATTAGGGGGACGATGTGTTAATTGATTGCGTTTTGGCGAACTTCGCCAGGAAAGAAAACGGAAATTTGATTGCACTTTTAGCGCTCGATGTCGAATACCGGCTTTAAAAATGCAATCACCTTTTCAATGACCATAGTTTTGGGACGATTGGTCAATCGTGACTCGCCCTCGACGTGTATCACCACGTCAGGACAGTCTTGCCCGAGTTGACCAATAACCAGCGCCATGCGGCGCTCATGAGCGAGCCTCACTCGTTCGCCGTGCATTGCTTGATGTAGTTGCATGTTGTGCCTCTGGGTTAAAAGGGTGTTACGTTCCCGTCATGGTCGTGACCGTCCACTGACTTGCCGTTTACCGTGCATGAGGTAATGATTGCGTGAGAAATGCTTGCGCCTGAGCTGTCCATAGAGAACGCCCCCGCCGCATAGCTGAGAATCGCGGGCGTCTTCACACTCGTGCTGACGTCCAGCGCCCCTTTGATGTCGACTTTGCCTTTTTGCGTGTGAACCCCTTCCGTCGTTGCCGTGCTGGCTTTGCGGGTATAGTCGCTCGTCGATACATTGATTGAATTGCCCGCATTCATAACGATTTGCTGACCTGCTTTGATCACAATTTTTTGCCCCGCATTGAGGACGATATTGGTTTTCAAATCGACCAACAACGAACCGTCATCACTGACGGTGGCGTCAAAGAAATCATCCCATCGAAAATGAGCTTGATGCGGGTCTTGAGACTTGCTTGGGTGTGCATTGGAATACAGCCCCACAAGCGCCACGCAAGCGGTCTCATCGTCTCCGCCGGAATAATTCAGCGTCACCACTTGCTCACCCACACTCGGAGCTCGCCAAGCAGAAAAAGCCCCCGCTAGAGACACCCAGCGAATGAGCGGTGAGCGCGTACCGCTTTGGTACTGAATGACCGCCCTATCACCGACCACCTCGACCACCGAACCAAGACGCACCATATTGCGCAGCAAGCGATGAAGGTTTTTAAATTTCTTAACGATAGCTAGGGCGTCCAACATGCTTACGTTCTCCGGTTAATCTCAATGCTAGGCTTAATGAGTGGCGCATCCGGCACCTCACCCGTGCGAATAATTTGAGCAAAGCTCACATGATGCCCCGCCCCGTCATTTGTCCACGGTAGGGGCACTGCATTGGGAGAAGTTGGATTTTCAATGGTTTCCGATTTATAACCAAAGCGCTGCCCTTCTAATTCTTTGAGCACATAGCCCGCCATTGTCGACGAGATAAGCTCGGGGTCGGTCAGATTACTTGGCACCTTAATGAATACATCAACACTGAGGTGATACGTTTGGCGTCCGTCGTTTGAACGATACGAATCCGTAAACTCCAAACCATCAATAATGACTTGAGGGTGACTCGGGTTAAGCTCTTCAATCTGAGAGGGAAAGATGACCTCAGCTTTGTCCTTTTTGTCTGACTTTGCGCCAAGCGCACCATCAAGTAATTCTTTTAAAAGCTCAACATATTCACCCGTGTGCTTGAGAAATTTCATCGGCGAGGGTTTCCTGAAAAAAGGCGGCGGATTCGGATTCCAAATCTTGAATCACGTCGCTGTAAATAAACTCAATATTAGTGGTAAGACGTTCAATTTTTGACTTATGGCGACGGTCACGCTCTTTGACTCGCTGACCGTTAGGGCTGCGCTTTTTCCTTGTACTGGCTTTCGGACGTTCACGCCAACGAGACCACGCCAGAAAAGCAGTATTCACCGTTTGAGCAAACGCCCCACGATGCACCTCACCACCGGACACCACACCCTGACTGTTTTGATGCCAGTCACGCAACCTATCTACGGGCATGTCCATCAGACCAAACCACACCGAGGCGTGATTGCCTTTGACTTTCGATTTCCGAATGCGGTCTTTAATGCCTTTACGTTTGATTTGCAAACGAAGCCCTAAGCGCTTAAAGCTCTCGCGTTCTAGAAAGCGCTGAGTTTTGCTCAGCGCAGTGTTAACGGCTTGTTCAAGGGCGCGATCAGACAAATGCGCGGCATCTTCTTCGGTAATGTTTACCCACATAAATCAGCTCCATTGGGACAACTCAACCCCTGATTTGCCTTTGACTTGCAAGGTTTGCTCATAGCGCGTCGCGCTCACTTGCTGACTGTCAACCACCTCGAACGAGCGCCCTGTTGCTATCTGCTGGCAAGTCGTGCCCTTTTCGAGCTCAGTTAGTGAGGTGCTTCGGATGATGTGTTTGCCCTTGCGGAAAAAATAACGGCACGAGATTTCCCGTGCCGCATCACCTTCACCGATAAGCCATCGCCCGCCAAAGCTGGCGTCAAGAGCTTCATCGAGTTCCATTAGCCAAGCCCTTGCAGAATGAGCGCCTTTTCGCTGTCCGTTGTCACAAAGTAGCCACAATGCGTGTTACCCGTAGCGCTTGTGGTCAGTTCGTGGGTGCCGTCCTTCAAAAAGGCTTTCTCGCCCGCGTATTGAGGCGTTGAACCGCTATCAATGGCAAGGTCGCCATAAATACCCGAAAACAAGCCCGTAAACTCTTCACCTTGCTTGGCAGTTTCAGCGGGCAAAAGCACCATATCGCCAAACTTGATGAGCTTACCTTTGGTGACGCCGCCCGCTGGGGCTTTCAGCGTCAGACTTTTACCGTCGTACAATTTACGCATGATTCGTTTCTCTTAAACTGGAGTGAATGAAGGGCGACTTATGCCGCCCGAATCGGTTGAGGAATTAGCCTTGCGGCGCGGTTTTTTCGAAACACTGCAAGCCCTTGCGGTCAGCAATGTAAATCGCCGAGTACGTCCAAAGCTGCCACGCTGCGCCTTCTAGCTTAGTAGTCGGCAATTGCTCCATTTGCACGCCGTCCTCATCCGCCAAATAACCTTCAATGATCGACGTGTGACCACCGCCTGCAAACGCAAAGACCTTATCTTTGCCTTTTAGGCGCGCGGTGCCGACAACGTTATTAAACGCTTCATAGGCTTCGTTTGGCACTTCGTTGATTTTCTCTGACGCGATGATGCCTTTCAGGCGCTTCGCTTCGGTATTCGATGAAAGCAACGTTTCCGCCACCAACTCAAGCGGCTCGTCATTGTCAGTGGTCATGTCTTCCAATGTGCCGGACATTTCCGCTAACTTCTTAGCGTCCAGCTCTGAACCATTAAACAGGTTTGCAGCTTCCGTACTGAAAATTGGCTTACCATCAAACAATTCAATGTTATCAAGCAACGCGCCCATTAATAGGCGTTGTGGGTGCATACCCACTGATTGCACCAACTTAGCGATGTTCTTCGCCACAAAATCAAAATCATCGTTAACAATCACCTCTTTGGTGATTTCCACTTTCAGTGTGTAAGGTGCAATAACGCACACCTCTTTTGTCGCTTCGAGTTTAACGTGTTTGATTTCGCCGTGTTCGGTCTTCTTCGTCGGCGCGACCACGTCGGTCATTTTCAGGATTTTCGTCGCCTGACCGAGTTTCATCGGACGGCGCTCAACTAGCGTTTGGTGCCAGTTGGTCGCCTTAGCCATTTCATTGTCCAGAATGATTTGCATCGCGCTTTCGAACAAATCACCCAGATTGGTGTGGTCGTTATCGTAGGCACGTGCAATCAATTTGGTGTTTGACGTCGGGACATTCTCTACGCCCTCAGCGCGCATGTGAGCACGCAGAGCGGACACGGTTGACTCACAAATCGCATACGGGTTGTCTTTATCCATCTCAGCCGCATTAAGCTTGGCGTGAATAAAGTTGCGCAAATGATCTTGATTAGTCTTATTTTCACAGGCATTGATGACGGGCGTTTGCTCCTGCTGCCCGCCAATGTGAGCCAACAATTGAGACTGAAATTGCGCGACGGTCATCGTCGGATCGTCTTTGGCTTTTTCAAGCAGCTCTTTGACGTTTTTGTTTGCCATGAATGGCGTCGCTGCTGCAATTAGGGCGTCTTTACGTTCTTTTTCTGCCGCTTGAAGCGCTGCCACTTCTTCTGGGGTTAGTGGTTTTGGCATTTCTTCACCTGTTTCCTTTGAGTTAATGATTGCCGAATTCGGCGTTTGACTGGCTGACAACGTAGGCTCGTTGTCATTGGGTTCGGATGAGTCGGACTCGCTCGATGCGGTCGGCTCATCCGGCTCCGATTCGGAAACCGAAACGGGCTCAGATTCTTCGACTTGCGCTTTCAGCGTTTTAATAAGTTCAGAATTTGAATCACTCTGACCGCTTGCCTCAAGCGAGGCGCGCAAGGTTCGATAAGGTTTGGCGCTGGCTTCGAGCGTGGCGGTGGTGATGACGTGGTCACACAAACCGTAATCAATCGCCTCATTGGTGGTGAGGTAATGATCTTGCTCCATGTCCTTGAGTATCTCTTCCGCACTTTTGTTGGTGTGCTCAGCAAGCACGTCAGCGTATTTCTGGCGGTACATCTTCGCCTGTTCAATCCACGCTTCATTGTCCGCTATCGAGCCATAGGTGCCGCCCCACGGCTCATGAATCATCAACATCGCGTTGGGGCGCATGTAGATTTCATCACAAGCGGTCAAGATAGGGACGCCAATGGAGTAGCATTTACCATCCACAATGCCTGTGACCTTGCCTTTGTGCGCTTTAATGAGGTCATACATCATGAACCCCTCTTCAACATCCCCGCCAAGGGTGTTGAAATACAACACCAAATCGCGCTCATGGTACGCCAGCAAGAGCGATTTAATATCGGTGCCATCCATGCCCCACCAACCAATATCACCGTAAACAAACAGCTCTACAGGCTCATTGTCTGAGGCGGCTACCAGCTTGAAATTATTCTTCGGCGCTGGCTCCGTTTTCGCGGCTATCAGCGTCCCGAGGGTCGTTTTCTTCATCGTATTCCTCTTGTAATTCATCAATGAGTGTCAGTTCGCCTTTGTCATCAAATTTCAGTCCGAGCTCGCGCATCAGTTCGAGCTCTTCCTTGTAGGCTTGAAATTCGGATTCTGGATCGATATTGCCCTCTGACAACGCCCGAGAAATCGACTTCATGCCTAGCTTATTGAGAATCTTGATCGCGTTGGCTTCTTTTTGTGGGTCAATCCACGGCATGACCGCGCCCGTAATTTCGCAGTCATAGAGCGTGCTCATATCGAGCTCAGGCGGAATGTCGAGCTGACCTGTCAGATGCGCAATGCCCACTCGTTTCTCATAGACTGGACGAGTAAACCCTTCGCCGACCTTGCGGCGCAGTACGCGATAACCCGCCCAGCGATCGAGGTTCTCTTGACGCTGCGCGGTAAAGGCTTTGATGTATTCGGATGTCACCGAGCTATGAGACACTCCCAAGCCCGAGGTCACTTTGCGAGAAAGCTGTTGATTAAAGCCTGCCGCCGCGTCGACCTGTTTCTGACTCTCAAGCACCTTCAACTCATCTTTCTCACCGATAGTGATTTTGTTGTTGTACTTAAGCTCCATTTTGGCGTTACCCGTCGCGTTTTTTGCGGCGTATCGGTCGCCGTTTTCACTCTTGGCTTTCTTATGCACCAATGACAGGCGAGCCGCCGTGATGGTTTGAATCTTGTATGCCTCAAAGAACGCGTCGAGATCTTTAAGCGACTTGATGACGGGTGCCGCCATCGAAATCCCGCGCCCTTGTCGGATGCGTTTTTTAAACGCGATTTGCAATACATCCTCAGCGGGCAGAGCAATAGGCTTAGCGCTGCTGTTCGGATTGGCTTTAAACATGTAAGCCATCACACGATTCCATTGACCGTATTGAACGCCGTTGATGATGCCGTTTTTCTCGTCATTGTGTTTGGAGTCAATGTTGTCGAGCTCAAAAAGCTGCACGCCAAACGGGATGTCACCGAGATAGTCATGACCGCCCATATACACCATATGGGCAAAGGCTTCACCATCACGAAACGCTGAACGCATCAAGAGTTGTTCGGCTTCGGCGCGAGAGGTACGACCGTCCATCTCAAGCACACGGTCGTGCTTTTTGTTCAAGCGTCTCAGCACCTTGGCAAACTCTTTGTTGATTTTGCCGTCTTTGTTTTTGGGCTGCGGGTGAATCGTCAGTCCGTCACCGATGGTGTTCTTGACCACCTCATCAATGGCAGCGGCAAACAGCGGGTCATTTTGTTCGTAATGACGCGCCACTTGCGCAAGCTCCAACTGAGAACGCTCCACATCTTTTGAGATGTTATCTTTCGCTTTCTTAGCGGGTACGCCCTGACTCGCCAGCGCGCCCTCATATTGAGCCATGAGATAACGTTGCTCCGCTCGATGAGCACCCCACGAGGGAAACACAACCGCAATGGACTTTTCGAGAAAATTCATAGCTGTATCTCACTGAGTTCGTAGCCGTCATCCGGCTGAGGATTTAATTGGTGTTCGAGATCTCGAATCTCATCTTGTATCGAGGTGATCGCCTGACGAACCTGAGACAAACTCGCGCGCTTGAGCGCGGTGTCTTCTTCGCCTTTGACCTCTTGCCCTTTGGTGAGTATTTCAAGTTCAGCGGTTTGATATGCCTTGAGGCGCGCTCGGGCGTCATCAAGTTCCTGTTGTTTAGAATGCACTTGGCTGATACCCCTCATAATCGTCCTCAATATCGTCCTCTTCGATTTCGAAAGAGTGCTCATGAGGCATTTTAAAATTGACGTTACGCTCAAGCGGCTGAGCCCAGACACTCTCGTCCCCATCAAAGCGCCACTGAAAAACGTTGTTTTCCCATAGGCACGCAAACAGGTACGCCGAAAGGTCGAAAGGTTCATTACCTGAGCCCTCAAATACCCATTTCCCCTGATCGTTTTGCGACTCAGCCAAAAGCCCCTCATACCAATCACGCCCGCACCATTTAGCAGGGCGGCGAAAGTATCGGGTTTGGGTGTTTTCTTCACGCAAGAGCGAGGAATAAACCAGCGACTTGAGGCGGTTTGAGTTCAGGTTGAGCAAGGGGATGTCACCATCCGCTGCAAATGGGTGATCTTTGTTGTCTGACTCGGGATGTGTCAGGCGACACATTTGGTCAGACTTATCGCCCCGAAACGCTTGAGGGTTTCCCTTCACAAGCATGAAGCGGTGATCAATGTCGAGCTCTTCGAGTTCACGATAAAACTGATAGGCGTTAAAGGTCGTATTGCCTTTTGATGCGCCTAAGTCCTCCGCCGAACCGCCGGAGTCACACAAAGTGAACGCGGGCACCAAGGTGCGCCCGTCGTCATAGCCATCGACGCGATATTGCTTTTGAATGACACGATCAATCAGGACGCGAAAGTCTTCATGATTCGCCTCGGGGCGAACGGGTTGAGGTTCGCCCGCCACCACATTCTCATGATTGTGGGTAATGGCGAATTTATCGATCGGCTGCCATTGCATCAGGGCGTTAATGGCAAACACATTGACCTCAAAGCGAGCAAACTTGCCGCCCTGCACGTCGACGCACGCCACAATAAAACGCGTATCACTTGGGGCTATGCCTTGCGCCACAAGATAGCTATGCTCACGCGACATCAACTTATCAACGGTCAAATCACTTTCACGCTCTAACGGCACAAAAGGGATGCCCTCGTTGGTGTTCCAATGCGCTTGCAACTTCGAGTCATCACCCGTTTTCTCCCAATGATCCAGCGCGGTTTCATACTCAGAAACCAGCTCAGACCAGCGGTTTAAAAATGCGTTCACCCCCGAAAAATGAAACGAGGCGCGACCGCGTTTTATTGGTGCGGGGGGCTCGATGCCCGTTCGGTTTCCGAATTTATCAATTTCCCCCTCTTGGAAGTAATCACCCGCCAAGTTGAGCTCAAACTGATCGGCGTTGACAAACTTCGCCTCACAATGCGGACACTGCGCATAAACAGAGTCCGGCTTGCCTTTCGTCCATTTAAGCAACGAAAACTCGCATTTCATCCAGCATTCACACTCAGGACACTGCCAGTAATACCAATGACGCGTACCCTCGTTGTATAAGCCCGCGATGCCATCCGCACGCGGCAGCTCATGCACGCCTAAATTCTTTTGATTGCGAATTGGCATTCGAGAGGGGGAGCTCTCAGCAATGCACATCCCGCTTGATCGGTCTGATTTGGTACGGGTTGAACCACGGGAGAACTTAGAGCCCTCGGACTCACCGCCCCCCGAACCGTCATCACTTGAGCGGTCATAGTCGGTAAACACCACCAAGCCATAACCCACTTGAGAGAGTGCGTCATCCGTCGCCGAATCCACACGCACAATGGAGCCATTTTTGAACCGTTTCTCAAGGATGCCGACATCCTGCACCTTAGTGGTTTTAAGCCGCTTCATGAACGGGGTGGCATTGATCATGCGGTCAATTTCGGTTTTCGAATACTTGTTCGCACCGACCTTGGTCGGATAAACACACAAGATATTGCTCGGCAACTGCCAAGCCCGAAACGCCATCACCGCCTCAATCAAGGCTTTCGATTTGCCCGAACGCGCCGCCGCGCACACAATCAACTCTCGATACAAACGACTGAATGAGAACAAGATCGGTTTAATCATGTACGGCACCAGCTCCGACCGGAACTTGACCACTCCCCCATCTTCGGAGATGTACAAATATTTATCCGCCGCCTCTACGGCGTCGATGTCTTCCAGTTCGAGACCATCCAGAGCCAGCTCAACAATCTCACTCATTGTCAGATTCATGCGCGAACTCCCGAATACTCTCAACAATTTTTTCAAACGTCCCGCTCAGCTCGTCATCGAGTTTGGCGGAATGCTTTGGCAACCAATCAACGCACACCTCTTCACAGCGATTCGGCAAGCGTTTGAAATACGACTGAATCGAGCCTATCGCCCGAGAAAGACACATTGCTACTTTGTCACCACGAATGGTGATACCTTGCAGCTCTTCAAGACCGAGGCGCGCCTTTTCGCCCGTCATGTATTCTTTGTACTCTTTGAACGAGCCATACACCGCGACGATCTCTTGCGCCCGATTGCGTTCAGTGCTCTCTATCGAGGTATTGCGACCACGCGCTTTTGCGCGGCTTGGCACAAGAAACGGAGCCACATCAGCAAGGGCATAAAACTTGGTATTTCCTTTCGACTTAACGTGCTTGACGTTGTTGTCTTTGATGGCATTCCTGACCGTGTTGGGCGACTTATCAAAGCACCGTGTCAGGTCAGTCACATTGAATAAGAATTTGTCGTCATGCTTTGACTTAGACATACAGCAACCTAACGCTTAACGGGTGACTATGTGCTCATAGCCACCAAGTAAGCACTAAACGCCTAGCGCCGCTTTTGAATCAGCAATGAGCTTGAGATAACGCGCCTCGGTCACACTTGACCAATAACGATTAACCAGCGCCGCACGTTTGGCGGGCGATTTCGGGATAGTGTCGACGTAGCAGCGAAACCATGCGGCGACAAACAACAAAGAAAGCGTCGGGTTATAGCCAAAATAACCGAACCGAGCTTGCCTCATATGAATGCCGAACCGTTCGGAAACCGAATGCGCCGAATCATAGATTTTGTGGTGATTGATCATCATGGTGTAGCGCGTCATGTTGATGCCGCACACACCCGCACCACCATTGGCGCGACTGTTGACCTGACCGCCTTTCGTCTCAAGATGGCAAATCTCCCACAGTAGATCGCCTAAAGCCTCATCTCGAAACGCTTGACCAATGTCTTGGCACACACCATGTAACGAATTAATTGTTGTAACTCCGTGTTTCATTTTTTTCTCACTTCATGGTTTTGGGTGAAGACAGGGTAAATTTCGCAAAATAGACCACACCAAGCGCAAAGCCTGTACCGACCACTACAATCTCACCATATGCAAGCCCCTTTAATGCCCCCGCCCACCAAATCAACTGACTGACACACAATGAAAAGAACAGCTCCGCAATAAACTTGCGGGGCGGGATTGGCTCATCGTCTTTCAGGTTCTTGAGGTATTTTGCGGACGCTGCCAATGCAACCACAGCGCAATAGTAAAGCCACTGTTGCAGCTCAGTTTTTAAAAATGACATAGGCAACTCTCAGACATAAAAAAAGCCACCCCAGAATGGAGCGGCTTTGTCTTTACACAGATAAGGACAATGGAAGTAATGGAAGTTAGACTGCAATGGTTCCTTCGCAACCTATTTATAGATTACCCACAACTGACACCTTTTGTAAATAGTAAAAAGAGACTTATAAGTCTCTTTTATGGGCTAGTTATCACTTTTCATGAGATTGCTCTCATCGTTAAAAGTTGGTCAATCGCCGACGCATCAAAGCGATCAAGGTGAGTTTCAAATTCATCCTTTTTTGCTTTATATCGTCGTAGAAAAACCTGACGAGACACTTGGATCTCTTCATATGTTTTTGAATGCAGAAACGCATTCACCTCTCGGCGGCTTCTCAGTACGCTCGAAAGCAGTTTTTTAGTGGTTTGAATGGCATCCTTTCGCTTTGGCGCGTCCTCCATCCAAACGAACCCGACCTCAACCAACTGATCGAGCTCATCACCTTCCGGCTTGTCGCCATAGCGATAATGAATCCAACGCCTTTCGGTTTCCGAAAGGGATTCAACCAAGCGCTTAATTTTCAAATGTTCAAACACATCCAGTGAGCAAATAATTTTGGACTGACCGCGCGGGCGCGTTCCGGTGCAAAATACATTTTGCTTGGCGGGCTGAGGAGCGTTGTCGCTCATTGCTTCGCCAATATCGAGACCAGCCGAGCGCATCGAGACACTCTCAGAGAGCGCCTCAATGAGCAAGTCCCGCATTTCTTCTCGATCCCGTTCGTTCCACATATTAGAATTTAAAATCCTTCACGTTAAAGTCACTCCCTGTCGCACCCGTGCCGTTGTGTACCTTGCGCGCTTCTTCAACATACGTCACCGCGCTACGCAACAAACTATCAATTAGCTTGTTAGACGCTTCAAGAGAGTCATGTTCGTCATAAATGCCGTCATAAGCGGGTTCTAGATTTTTCGCTATATCAGCCGAGGCGCTGAGCAGTTCCGGCACACCAGAAACAACACTGTCACAGCTAGACAATACTGGTAACGGTAGTGTATATCCCTGCGCCGCGTTTAAACGCTCTTTAACCAAAGTGGCGTATTTGTTCGGTAGTGCTGAGATCCAAAACCATTTCAGTTTTAACGGCATGTCTAACTCTAATGACAAATACCTTTGAACCCGCTTCTTGTGCGCTCCAACCCACCGCGACCAATCTACAATATCTTTCGGCTCAATCTCTCCCATTTTCGGCGCAAGCAGGTTGACAGCAAAGTCTTGATGTGAAAGATGAGTCTCGGTTAAAAACTGGCGAGTCACTGTCATAATTATCTCTTGCTCGTTAATTATATTATTCACTTTAAATTCCCTTTATCACACTCCAAAAAGAAGAAAATAGCACGAAATGAGACTATAAGATCTCATTAGAGGCCAAAAAATAATAATTCATGAAAAAGTTAGCTATGAGTCATGTTTCAGTCAACATTCGGGCTTGTCTCAAAAGGGACGTGAAAAAAGTCTAATTTATGCTGATAATGAGCCGTATTCGAGACAATTGATTGCATTATTGTTTTATTTATCTGCCATTTGGTGCATAAAGTGCAATCAGATTCTCTATTTTAACCCTGAGAATTATCCATAAAATGCAATCAAACAAGGGAGTCAAAACATCATGTCTGACGCAATGACAATCGGTGTGTTTTTTAAACAAGCCCGTAAAAACCACGGATTTAAACAAGATCAATTTTCGGGCATCATCGATAGACGAACCGTCGGACGATTCGAGCGTGGCGAGCAAAACCTTGGCACCGACAAATTAATTGAATGCCTTGAGCGAATGGGTATCAATTTTGGTGAATTCATGAGCGAACTCAATCATGCTCAGATGGGCCTCACACACTCAATACCTGTGTATGATTGGGACGATTTACGCCTCAAGCGACGCACTGCACTGAAGCATGTTAACTATGATATCGGAACTCATGAGGATGCGTTCGCGCTTGAAATGATCGATCATTCAATGATTGGAGAGACCGACGCTATACCTGTCGGAGCCTTTTTAATTGTCGAACCTGCTGAAGATGCCAACAATGATGAGCTCGTTATCGTAAGAAAAGGCTCTGAACATTTCTGTCGACGTGTAAGTGGTGAATACAGAAAGCCCGACAATCCGAGATTTGGGGACATAAAAGGCGGGCGGATTATTGGGCGTGTGATTGGTGTAACATGGACAAGCGCGCTATAAAAGCTCAAGTATCTCTTCGCCAAGCTGGCGGTTGGTTTCTTCAAGCTTCTGATTATTTCGCTCAAGTGTTAAAATTATACTGTTTTTTCTTCGGTTTCCGAAAATAACAGTGTAAGTTTCTCTGTCTGCTGCTCTTTGTCTTTCCGAAGCCGAGACACTTCTATATCTAACTGTGGCGGCTCACGAACATAATCTCGCCGACTTGATTACATCGAGAATTTTGGGCGCAAATTAAGTGATAATAAGTTCGCCACTCGGCCCACATTAAATGCAAATGGACTCACTTTAAGTGATAATGGGCGCGCAAACATAATCGGTCGGCTCACTTTGCGTGATAATGGAGAACTCACTTTGGTTCTCATAAGGTATGGTATTTAAAATTGGTTCTCATAGAGTTGTTAACTATCAAATAAAGAACCAATTTTTGATCACTTTTGAGTGGTTTCCATGAGGTATACTCTACTCAAACTAGGTTAAGGCAAGCCGACACACTGTTTTTGTGCGCAAAACCTTAAGAGTGGCTATTGTTAAGTCACAGCATCATTTATTAAAACCACAGTTGTTTAAGTTGAACGTCAGGTAGTAACGTTCTTCACCACTTAATTCGACTTTTTAGGTAAGTCATGGAAGATACTTCAACTAAATGGAAAGATTTTGAATTGAGCGTAGAACTGCACAAGTTCTATGTTGATTTTATCGTAAAGTTAAATTTTTTCTATTATGCAATTACTGGCGCTATATTGTCATTTCACTTCGCAAAAGATAGTCCTGAAGTTTCAGGTTTGCGTTATTACTGCCAATAGCTTTAAGCATTTCACTAGGTGCTTTCTTCATCTATTCTGCCCGGTTAGCATACAACCTTCGCTCTAACATAAAAGAAAGGGCGGAGGGTTTGAATTTAAACGTTTATCCCGATGGTATCGTTCTAGTTTTGCTTTGTTTAATTTTCGGGGTCATATCTATTGTAGTTGGCATAACATTAATTTTTTATTTGCTATGCCATTAAGAAAAACCACTTAAACCTATGCGGGATTTGTACTCAATAAGCAACATTGTCACATACTTATTGCTGAGAAAAAATTACATAGGTTGTGTTAAATTTTCATTATCACGTAAAGTGAGCCGATTGATTATGTTTGCGCGCCCATTATCACTTAAAGTGAGTCCATTTGCATTTAATGTGGGCCGAGTGGCGAACTTATTATCACTTAATTTGCGCCCAAAATTCTCGATGTAATCAAGTCGGCGAGATTATAAAGTCAAGCCACTACAACTAAAACGACCATCAGGCAACTTACACAACACCATATTGATTTTCTTTGTCATGCTATCTTTCCTTGCGTTCAGCTCGTCGGCGGGCTTGGGACTCGTTACGACATGATTTACAGTCAGAGCGACGACCATCCGTTTTGTGAGGCTCTAAACCAAATTCGTCTATATATTTATTTTCGTTACAGACATTACACGTCTTCCAGTTCACGAGATAATTGAGCTCAGCTCGTGCTTCAGGGTCCATTGGATTAGCAACTAATGCCCGAGCAGCATCATAGAGCGCTCGCTTAACACTGCCTGTCATTGGCAACCTCAAGGATTTTTTGAGCGGCTAATGGATTGCGTTTAATCATCTTTATGATTTTCTCGCGTTTCCTTTTTCCTAAGCTCGACACGTCGACTTGATTTACAAACCAATCAGGTAAATCCAATGCCGAAACATTAGGCTCTACTTTTTGCACTAAATCAGGAGATTCGAGAGAGACCAAACCAGCGCGAACTTGCGCGAACTCATACGACTCCCGATCACCAAACATCTCCTTTAGGATTGATATAAGCGATTCATAAGGCGCATCGATATGATCGGACTCAATATCAGAGCGCAACATTGCTTGGCTCAATGGTGATACGAATCCATAATATGCTTTAGGCGTGCTTTCGGATTCCGAAAGATTTTCGCATAAACTTTCGCTCTCTGCCTGTGCCGGATGATCACTAACAAACTGTCTCAACACTCTTAGGTTGAGTAACTTGCCAGCTTCCTTTCCCCTACCAGCAATCAACGACGTCAACCGAGACACACGTTGAAGCAAAACTTCACTCTCAATTTCTTCTATCGTCGTCACTAGTTTTCCAGCTAATTCACTGAGCATGTCGTTATCAAGGAATTTCAATGCAGGCTTATCCGACAGGCACTCAAGCGCAAACAAAATAAGCTCAGAATGTTTATCATTCACAGCGTCTACAAGATCTATTTGCTCCTCTTCTGACGTTTTCTCTATTTCTCGATCAAGCTTTCGCTCAATGTAGTCAACCATGCTCTGAGATGTCGCCACATCAAACCGACTCATATAGCAGTTCAATGAGTCACTACCGTTTGCGTCAAGAAGCGCAAGAGCTAATTCAGCCGCTCGATTGATCCGCTTGTTCGGCTGAGGGGCTTTTGTGGCGTCCCACACCTGTGTATTACCGTAACCAAGAGCCTCGGCTACGTCTTTAGTCGAGATGGTCAAGTGAGGATTGTACTTTTGCAGACGAGCAATAAGCTCATTAACGTGATTTATCATCTCTCTTATCCTTTCGGATTCCGAATTTAAATAAAACTATCACAGCAATTTGAGGAAGCCAAGCTTTCTAGGCTAAAAAACAGCGAAAAATGAGATCTATACGCCTCTTTAATGTTGTTTTCTACTAATCAATTAAGGATCGTAAAACTGATCAGCATGGCGGGCGGGGAAGTACTGCGGATACTAGAAAGTAGTGATTTGGTGGTCATCCCTAAAAGACCTCTCAAAAAATTTTTTACGGCGCGCTCTATGACCGCCAATAACTCTCTGGGGCTTTCACAGTACCTTAGAGATAAGAAGCCCCAAACTATGACGGTCTAGAGGCTTCGGGGGTTCGATAAGCTATTAATAACAATAGGTATTTTGATTAGATAACCGCTTTGCCATTACCGACACAAAGCGGCGATTCATCATCAACCAACGTGACAACGTGATGGATAATAGCGCACACATGAGACGCTTACATCTCTTTTTTATGCTCTCTTACTGTAGATCACGAATATCCTCGCTGATTCTTTGATAGTTCAGGGATTACTAATCACTGTCTTAACACAAAGGATCACACAGAGGTCACATTGTAAAAGTGTTCTGAGACGCCCTGTAACCACTCGTGATGACGTTCTACGGCGGCGCGCCTGATATGTTGAGCTTGTGTGTCAATATATACTTGAGCAAGCTCTGGGAGCTTATGATTGATTAAAGACTCTCCAATGATGTAATCGACGTTTAGATCTGTCAGTGATGAGCGAAACCGCTTTCGTAGATCATGTGATTGCCATTGGTTGCCAGAGACGGCTTGAATCAGTTCATTTGCATCGTTGCCGTTAAATTTCCCCCGCCTTGGTTTGTGAAAAACTTTATTACCTTTGTAGTGCTGCTTTTGCCAATGACGATATCGAGCGATGATAGCAAGCGAACAGCTTGAAAGAGGGACCAAGAGTTGAGGTGAGTCGCCTTTTGTGTGTTCTTCTGGGATAATCCATTCTTTGTTAATCAAGTCGAACTCGTCCCACGCAGCCATCCGTGTTTCACCGATTCTTGTTCCGTGCATTAGCATCATCAGGACTAAAAAACACGCTTGAGGCTCGGCCTTGAGCGCGGATTCCAGCACATCAGCAACCTGATTCTTTCTAATTGCACACGGCTTAGGCTTATTCTTTCGGATTCCGAATTGTTTTAGTTTGATTTTATCTAGAGGGTTAAATGGAATAAGATCCAGCTCTCTAGCTCTAAGATAGGCTGTCGACAGTACACCATAAACCAAGCCTAGAAAGCTATCCGACAATTTTTCCTGAGTAGGTATGATAAGCTTTTCGTCAAGCGTTGGTTTGTCCAGTGCGAGCACGGGCAGCGCACCAATAAGAGGAATTAAGTGACGATTAATTGCGCTCTTAATAGTGCTTTTTCGATGTTGACTCATATGACTAGCGTTGAGTTTTTTTACTCGTTCAAGATACCAAGATAAAAGATCAGAAACCGTGTCCCAATGTTGTACCACTGCGCTTTCCAATGGAGCGCCGCACGCCAAATTAAGATCAATAAATGCTAAGTTCTGCTCGATATCTTTAATGGTCATAGCCGGATAATTACCTAGCTTTTTCCACTTTCCTTTTTTGCGTAAATGCCAAGAACCGCGCGAGCGGTCTTTGTGGTAGCGAAATAGCACACCGCCGAACCGTGGATCGTTGATATCTTTGATGCACTCATCTTTAGAGTGGCGTTTGATGGCGCTATCTGTGGCATTAATTTTTAAGGTTTTAACAGGTTTCATGATTAGCCTCACTGACACTTTTTTTGTCAGAATAAACGCCAATCAAAAAATAAACAAAATAATGAGGCAAATACGCCTCATTTTGATGATTGCAAAATAACCTTATATTCCAGGATTAAAAGCACACTTTTGAGTGCGTTTTAAGGCTCTGCAGAAAGATACCGGTTTTAAAAATGCAATCAATTTTGAGGCGTCGAGACGAACAAGAAAACTGTCCCCCATACTGACACTCATCCATGTTGTTTGTTCATAGGGGGACAGCATTACTCTTGCAAAGCTTTATCAACTTTGCTCCTTTTTCGGCGCAAGCTCAGAGAACGGTGGGCGGGCTTTGGTCGACGGCTTTTCACTCGACCACCACGAGAAGAGGTCGCAGGACGTGGCAAATCGCTCACCTCTTTCGTTGCTTCCGGCGTAGCTCTTAACCACTCAATCAACCACTTTAGGCGACTAAAGTCATAGCGTTCAAATAAACGATCAATCGTTTTATTCGACACACCAAGCCGCGCCAATTTTCTCCGATATATATCGCGCAGGATTCGAGTTTCAAGTTCGTTCAAATCTGACACGAGACACCTCATTATTAAATTCACCTTATCACTTTAAGCTGGCAGGCAAGCAGCACCCCGCCGCGATGTATTTATCGAGGGGCGTGATTGCTGAATTATTGCGGGTATTCAGCGACAACCGACTCATACAGACTTTACGTTTACCAACGTTAAGACAGCTAGACGGTTTACCAATGGCAGGAAATGTTAAAGAGCTCTAAAACCAGCACTTTCGCGCACTAAGGTTAAATTAATGATTTTCATAATTAGGCTACTGAAAAATATCGTTAGAGATTTTAAAGTGCCAACTGTTGTAACGTTTATTACTATTTATTGCCTCGGAATTGTCAGAGGCTTTTATAATTTGTTCGCACTTTATTAAATCCAATCACATGATGTAAATATGCAACTCATATCAATGAGACCAGTTGGAAATCAATGATTACGGGACGACATACATTAACTCTTTTATTTTTCATATGGTTATTTAGAGCAATTACTTCTGAGATTTTTTACATTTTTTTCATAAAAAAGTTGATTTGTGATTTTATTCACGAGGTTTTTAGACTGCAAAACCCAACCTTAGTGATAAAGCTTCGATTTTCGAGATTGTTAAGATCTCGCCTGTGACCTTGCTAGACCCGTCGCGCAGCGACAAACGAAGGTCATACTATCGTGATGGCTCAGAGCTTATAGTCTTTGACACTGGTGTTAAAGCGTCTAATGCTTGCAAGCGTAGCGGCAGCATTCATAGCTGGAGCTTTAGCTCCATCATTTTAATGGTTTATTTAACTAATTAAGGTACTTATGAAGGGGACTTCTCTTATTGGTAATTTTCTACCCGACTTGTAACAAATACAACATTAGAAATCTCTAAAATAAGGCCCGAGAAAACGACATAGTAATGCGTTTTTTGACTCATTTCTGAGTTGAGAGAAGTCATTAGAGAGGGGATTTATATTCAGGCGTAGCTATGCCTCCGCGACAAAGCGGATGCTCATACAAGCCTATCTAGGCGGTTGAGAGATGGGGGAATTCTAGTGCAAGTAACTCTTTGATTTTTTCGCGTGAGTGTCCGTCAATTGCTAATTCGATCATTCTCGCTCGACGATCTTTCTCATCTTGTTTCTGGCTTTCACTAAGAACGGGACGTGCGTTACTTTGCGCCTGTTTCTGCTTCTCGTCATCAAGACGGCGCTTCGCATCAGCAATACGCTCCGCTTTGCGTCTCTCTCGCTTAAGTCTACGATTTACGCGTTGAGCGGCTGCACTTTTCGCATAGCCCCGCGATGTATTCTCGGTAGTTGTTTGAAAGCCAAACTTAGCTTGCTGATCACTGACAAACTTAACTGCTTTTTTGGCATGTTGAGCACATGCTCTTACAAAGTCGGTGACACTTTCAACCATTTCAGCAATAAGCTTGACCGCAAAGCGTTTGACGCTCTTTTTACCCTTGAAAACTTTCTTCCCGCTATCAAGTTCGTACTCGTAACGTTCCTGAGAAAAGTAATAACCTTCCGTTCGGCAAGTAAAGATCACGTCATCAATACAACTATCTGACAAGCCGAGTTGTTTAGAGAAATACTTGTTGTCTACTTCGGTATATACCCACTTGTCACCAACACGGCGAGGCGCAAAGACTATGTTATTGTCGAGGTTAGTATGCAACATCCCGAATGCAATAAATCGGTGACAGTTGTGTGCATGGTCAGAGCGATATTTATTAAAACCCTCTAACTTTATGAATTCTTTATAATTTTTTGCCATCTTTGCAACCAGCTTGGTCAATGCAAATCCGGCTGAGTAGGGAACATCAATATTAAACACGCTCTTGATGATAGAGCACGCCTTTTCATGATCAGGGTTTGCCTGTTGTTTCGGGCACCATGTAGGTGCGGACTTATCCATTGCCTGTTTATTCTCTGTTTGTTTGTTTGGGCTTCTGACTGGGGGTCAGAATTAATATAACCATACAGGATCATTTTGAGTTTGAAAAGCCCAAACGAAAAAGGGGCGACCTCTTTTGAAGTCGCCCCTTCTCTGTATATGTTCGGGTTCCAGCCCCACCCGTTAAACCCTAGACTTGAATGAGAGCAAACAGTAACTCTCAATCTTAAGCCCCCAAACAAAGGGCTGTCTTAGGGTTAATTGTACGTTTAGGACAGCAAAAAACAAGTCCTTTGTTTCGGATTCCGAAAAACAAAGAACTCTAGCAAATCACGCTAAACCATTCCCAAGCATGATAAAAATCACACAAAAGAGACGAAAAGATCTCTTTTTCTGTACTTTTATACCTATAGACCTGTAAATTTTAAGAACCAAATAAATAGAGCTAATGTGCAATATTTATTTTTGAGACACAAATCACAGTGTAAAAGCCGCCTCACTCTCACATAAGGCGGCCAAGCAACCATTAATAAACTGGAGACTAATGATGCAAATTAATACTAACCGATTCAGGAAAATGAATCTATCACACCTCATGGTCAAGCCCACATATCGAAAGAATAATGTAACGCTTGGGGAGGCCAAATAATGATCACTGCTAACGCTGAAACTGAACTAACTCGCCAATTTTCTGAAGACTTTGATCTTTCTCATAACACGGCAAAGGTATCAAGGAGCCGCGTTGGAAAGCCAAGTAAAAAAGCCGTTACTTCGCTAAGAATCAGACGGAGCATAGAAGACATCCTTGAGCGTCAGGCACTTGATAGACAGTTTGAGCTTTGAGGCGAGCGATGGACGCAAGTTCAATATTTAATAGCCTTAGCCAGAAAGTCACAGAAAAACCTCAGTTTGTCGAGGATTGGCTAACGCACTATCACATTACATCTATTAAAAACTATTTCCTCGGACAAGACACACTTGAAAGTGCTCAAGCGGCTTGGCGAATACTCGTTGCAGAGGGTTACAACACCACCGAACTCTCTAAAAAAATTGGTGAGCCGCTAAAAGCTCTTTACTCTATGGAAGGAACACTATGATCACGATTGGAGAACGTATCAAAGCGGCAAGAAAAGCCGCAAACCTCACTGTATGCGACATGCTGATCCCTATGGGGGTTAGCCGCTCAACCTATACGGCCATTGAACGCGGCAAATCTGACATCAAAGTCACTCAGTTGCTTAAAATAGCGGACATCACAAACGCGAGCTTTACATACCTAGCTACAGGCGAAGGGTACAGCTCCAGCCAAGTTAGCATGATAAACACCCTCATTAACAACACGATGTGTGGTCTATCTCAGATTCACACTGAGGTAAACAAAGCCTAAGCAACACAACAACTCAAGGGGCGCTTGCGCCTCTCTAGGTAGGACTCACCCAATGCATAATCCATCAAGCCATTATTACACCGACGAACACCTGCATAGCATCATAGAGAACACTAGCAACCTTAGTCAGTATCACATACAGACGATCCCGCCGTCCGAATTTTCTGAGGGATTTCTTGCTCTATTTGAACAACGCTGGATAGTCATCAACCACACTCAAACCCGTGCTTACTCACTGCCTGATTTCGCAAAGTCCTTCAACCGAGAGCAAGCAATTGACTTTTTGATGGACCAGAACGCCGAATTTCAAACCGCATAAACCACACTAAAACAAACAGAGGAACCGTTATGTCAACAGACAAAAATGACGTTGGAACCAAGAAAAAGACCTCAACGCAAAGAAAAAAAGACAGCCCACTTCCGCCGTCGGACGATAAAGAAAAAACGACAGCCCCAACACCAACGGATGACAAAGAAAACCCGACCGAACCAACACCAACGGATGATCAAGAAAAACCGACCGAGATCAACAAACTGCTTTTTAATCGGGAGAAAGGAAAAATCACCCTGTTTGTTGCGCTCTCTGAGAACGATACAGAAGAGGCATCGAGCGAACTAGATGAGGACGTTGTTGACGTGGATAGACTCGAAGGCGTGATTAAACAAGCCGTCGATAGCATCAACAAGAACGCTCACAACGCCGACATGAAAAAAGAGATGTCTTTACTCATGAAATCCATTTCTAAAGACGTCACAAACGGTGAGTTTTCTAAAAAGCAGGTATCAGATGCCGAGATAGAAAAAGCACTTGAATACCTTCGAGACGCCATACAGCAAGCTGAAGAGTTTGGGATCGTTTACACGGAGAAAGGCGAACAAATAACAGGCGCAATTGCAGGCGAGAAAGGAATTGTGTTAGTTAGCGAATGATATCTCACCAGTGATTAATTTTTCCAAAACCCCGAAAAGACGGGGTTTTCTTTTACTGACTTAAGCTCACTTAAGCTTACCGTCCCGCTCCAACTTCTCACGCGTAGCCTCATAGATATATTGTGAAAAATCCAGACTGGTCCCCCCCTCTTTTTTGAGTTGCTTATGCGCTTCAAAATAGGCTGTTGGCATAGCGTTCAGGAGCTTTGGTTTGGCGGTGCTAACTTTGATTTTCTCTTCTTTGAGAGGAGCGTTATTGCCCACTTTACTCAATTTATCCCAATCACTCATAAATATTTCCCAAATACTTTTAAAATATACTATGAATATTCTATAAATATTTATTAGATATTTAAAGAATACTTTTTATTTCTTCGCAAAGTTTCATCACTTCTCGCGCCGCTTTGCTGCCTTTTGTGCGTTTGTACTCCACGACCCCAAGGCCAAATTCACTTGCCGACTCATAATCGGCTCGTTGCGGCACAAGAGAAGCTAGACGCGTCATATGGTTAGAGTGCGACAGAAATTCATCGACTTTCTCAAACCTCGTCTTGTTAGGGTTATGTCTGCAATACAAGACATGTCCTTTGATGTTCTTACCAACTTCACGTCCGACTTCTGACAGCACAGTTTCAAACATTCTCAGCCCTATACGCTCGGTAATGTTGCCATTACACGGCACAATAATAAGGTCCGCTACAGCAATCACAACTCGGTTTAAATCAGAGTCAAATCCACCGCAATCAACCATTATATTTTTTCCATCATCACGCTGACGGAGCTGAGCGATCAATTCATCTTTAGTTTCACACGTCACAATGTTCGACTCTTCACCACTTTCACGAACGTTGCTCAAGACAACTAAGCCGCTGTGCAAATCCTGATCAATCAAAATGTCAGGTTTAAGCACAGCCGAAATGTTAAGAGCTATTGTCGTTTTACCTACGCCGCCCTTTTGGTGGGCGATGGCAATGATTTTCCCTTGTTTGCCTGTCTCTCTGGCATTCATGCTCACTTCCTCAATAAGTATTTTATATATACTTATTATATACACTTAAAATATTCAATAAATATTTATTGAATATTTAACAGATATTTAAAAAGGAGGTTCCTGACCCCCTTTTTTAGTATGCTTATTATCTCTATTTAGCCACGGGTTGAGTTTGCTCGCTTGAGCCACACTGAGCTATGGTCTTTTCTAAAATCGCCTGATTGGCTTCACCGCAGACCATCACACCAAGATTTATTAAACGCAAACCTAACTTAAGTCGTAACGCCTGAAAGTGACTTATCTTTATGGTGTGCATGTTTTGCTTATCCATTTCGTAGCTTCCCTCTTACTCTGTAAATGGTCGGATAATAGTACCTACTTTTGTGCTAATTTCTTCAAGCTCTTTAGCCATTTCCGTTGCTTCTGGCGTTTGTTTTACGAGTAACTTCATGATGAGCGTATTAAGCTCTTTTTGAGCTATAGATTGATTTTCTAATGCCTGCTCAAAAGCAGTAACAATGTGCATACAAACCTCTAGCCTCTAGTTTATGCCCAAGAAGGCTTCGAACCTTCCCAAACTATCTCGGAATCCGTTTCTTCAGCGACATCTACCGCTATCTCATGAGCTTCTATGGCCGTTAACTCGTCGCTTTGGTCACTAAAGCCAAAATCCTCAGCGGAACCTTCAAAATGAAGAGAATAAAGTTCATCTTCTCCGTCCATCTCATGAATAATTACTCTTCCTGTCATCACCTAATCTCCCTTATGAACAAGCCAAACTCTATAACCCAACTCTGTTGCATAATAGCGCTCAAAGTCATACTCACTCGGTGTAACTAGTTTCTTAGCTAGAAGTTTGTTAAACGACCTCATATCAAAGTGTTCGACAGTGATTAAAGAGTCTTTGCGTTTACCTGCATTCTCACCACGAGTAATGCGAGTCTGTCTAACGACATCATCTAGCTGCTTAAGCTGTACACTAGTGAGCTGCATGTTTTCTCCTTTGCTTGAGCGCATAACTTTGAGCGAAAAGCTCAACCCTTGTCGGTTCTGTAGTCGCTTAACGCCCTCCCTAACCGATATGCACATAATAGTGTATCCGATACACCAATGCAAGTTATTTTAGTGTATTTAATACACTTTTTCTAATCCTGTCTAGCTCAAGTAGAGTTTTGATGTGATTTTCAATCTGGGGGGGTACGTCATTACGACCACAGTTGTAACTTTTATGCGTATCAATAGATATTCCAAGCTTTTCAATCCATTCCTTTACTGTAAGCTTTAGCTCTGATCGAGATGCTATATAATCTTCTGTCGTCATTCTTAATCACACTATAAAAAATTTGATGGTGTATATTTTACACTACCATTCTGTTGCCAGAAAAACAATATCCATCAAGCAATAATGGTGAAAATTAAACATATGCAAAGAAAAAATGACAGATTGGATTAAAGACCCTCGCTTTATAAATACTCAAAAAATACACTTAAAATATTTGATAAATACTCATGAAATACTTAAAAAGGAGCCGCTTTGACTCCTTTGGCTACTCTGTAAATTGAGGGTTCACAGCATACTGATAGTGGTTTTTATACACCGACCATCATCATATCTGACTCCATCAAGCACAACACCGCCTTGATTTGTTCAATCTTAAAGGCTCCATTAAGCGCAGCCACTTTTTCATTTTCGAAGTTAAATACGCGCGCCTCAGCGAAGTTGTCAGCCTCGGGATCGGATATAATTTCAAGCGCTTGCTCATGCGTCATTTGGTTACATTTAGCTTCCTCAAGCGCTGCCTTGATGATGTAATCGACATCACCAACCTCGTGACCGCCGTCCTCTATTAAATTAATAAGTTTTTCACTTAACATGATTAGTCTCCATTTGGTTTATTTTCGGTTTCCGAAAGCGAGTGAGAGTGCTTGTGCATCGCTTCCATTTATTTACGAGTAGCTGGCTTTACCCTCGTTAAACTGACTTAATATCTTTACGACGCTTGACGGCTTCAACTTCACGATTGTAAGCCTCTAAATGTTCTAGCTGGTAAGCATGGTTCTTTTCTGCTTCGATATACTTTTGATGGTTCATTAGATTCTTAAGATGCATTGCAGCCTCTTTAATTGGCACTATCACTTCCCAAGAGTCATTTTTAAACGAAAACTTCCACGATCTTCTAAGGTGGTGTTCAAATGTTTTTATAGCCTTTTCTCTCATAGCCTGAACATTACGCTTTCTTAATGCGTTATCATTTTCTAAATAGTGCTTATCTATTCCATCGTTGATGTCTAGCTCCCAATTTTCTGGATTTAAAAGAGATCCAGTAAATGACGCTGCCGCCACCCACAAACAAAACTGCTCTCGCGTAAAGGTGTCAGGGTTAGGATTAAGAGAATTCAAAGTTTCAATAGCATATTGTTTGTACTGCTTCTCAATGTTTGCTAGCTCATTATCCTTACGCTTTTCAATACGGACTTTCCTTTCTTTAATATGAGCAAACTTCTTCTTTGCGTTACTTAATGCCTGTGCTGCCACCTTCATAGCTTCAATTTCTTCACGTTCAAATAAGTCTTTTGAAAATGGATCTTCTATCACTTCTTTTAGCAATCCATTAGACAACCTCGTTAAAGCCGTTTGCTTTCTGCGAGTTCGATCCGACGTCCAATGCTTTGTAAAATCCAAGTCTGACATTTCCCATTTTCCCTTTATTTATTGTTCGCTCTCATCTGAGCTTTGATTCTAATATCGTCCGATTTCATCGCTTGCGCGCCTCTAATAACGACCTTTAAAAAGTTCTGTTTTTCTTCTCTGTTGTTCCAGTTGTAAAGATTTTGGCGGGACGTGCATGAGTATTTTACCATCTCGTCGACGTCATCAAATCCAGCGATCTTGGCAAGATCTGCAAGCGAATATTTAGGCGTAAAACTCATTGATTGCCCTTTCAAATTTCTCAGCCAGCTCTTGCGCTATTCCGTCATCACTGACAGCAATACTTGCGAACGCTTGAGAAAAATTCAAAATAACAAAGCGCTCGTTTTCTCCTGTATGGCTCAGGGCCAATTTAACGTAATCAGACTCATAATTTACAACCAACCCAAGCTGATTGATTACATAACGCGCCGCAACAGCCATGCTTCCATGAGCTTGGACTGTGTGAGTTTCATTATCAAAAGTAAATCGCATAGAAATCCTTTAAGGGGGCAATGCCCCCTAGTTAAAATTAAATCTCTTCAGTGTGCTCGATATTAAACACGTAGACACCTTTTAGGCATGTCATTTTTGCATCTTCATCTAAAAGATTCTTTTGAGGTTTACCGTCATTGTCACGAATCTTACGCTCAACAACCATATAAATCTTGCAGCCTTTCGCGCCTTTCTTCACTTTTCGACCTGCCTCTTGCCACTGCTTAAAACCAGCCCAAGCGCAGCCAGTAAGCTTAAACGCTTCCTTATGCTCATCAAGATGTTTTTGATTCTGAATTGAATAGATGCTGCCTGTTACTGCGTTGAAGTTTGGTTCTTGTTCGATAGTGTTCATTTTGTTTGACCTTGTGTCATGCCGAGAGCCATTCCCTCGACTTCGGAATTGATTATATGTAAAAAATATTTACATGAGCAAGCTGTCATGTAAATAATATTTACATAATCGTGACAAATGTCACGAATGCGTCTCTTTTTGAGAGTTTCTTTATTTATACTTTTAGAGAATCACAAAAAAACCGTCTCTTTTTCTTGATTTTTAAATTTAGAGACATTATTCTCTATTCATCTTAGAGATTTAGAGAAAGCCACTCTCACACATCGGCTACTCGCAACCACCAATGGAGACACAACATGCAAACAATCAGACTTCAATCAATCGGTCACGTTCCAGCTATCGAAGCGGGTCAAGTTACAGCGGGGGACGTGCTTGTGTGGAATTTCGGAGCTACCTCGAAAGTGATCGAGGTAGTGAAAACAACGCCTAAACAAATCGTCTTACTTTTAGAGGGCGAGTCAGGCGAACGCTACGAGCGCCGCCTTGGTAAAGCACGTCTTGTGGGCTTTAAACCTCAACCAACTTTTGAGGAAAAAGTTGAGCTGATCGAAGAGTTACGCCGCAACCATAAGTCAGCACAATTCATCGCATCAAAAACAGAGCGCCGCGAGCACCTAGAAAACGCCGCAAAGAAGGTTTCACACTTCATGAACATTCAGCGTGTTCTATCAGCGCCAAGCGCTGAAAAAGCCCTGACAGAAACGTTTGATGTGATTTATCAATTTTGCCAAGCCAATAAAGACGAGCTGGAGCCGATTGAAAATTTTGCTAACATCAAGCGCGTGGCGATCAAGCCAGCGCCAGAGACAAGAATGGCGGTGCGCCGCCTGATTGATAGCGTCTGGACAGTGGAGTATATGCTGCTAAGCGATCATGAAGTTAAGATTTTACGTCATAGCCGTGATATTGATGAGGGGTACACCAACGAGAGTCTATTGCCTCGCTTTAAATGCGTCGAAGATGAAAAGCGCCATATAACAGACCTTGAGTTGTACTTACCTACATTCGGAGAAAGCGCCTCATTTGACCGAGGAGAGCTCACAGGACGCTATCGTGTGACTAACCCACAATATGTGTTTTCATACGGTCAACAAGCCGCTTAAGTCACGGGGCTAAACTTTAGCCCCAAACAAAAAGTGATTGCATTTAAAAAGCCGGTATCCGTCCTCGATGACGAAAAGTGCAAGCAAAAGTCCGGTTTTACTCCTGGCGAAACGTCATCAATTGCAATCAATTAAGTTATCCGAATTCAGAGAGACAAACATGGCTGTTACAGTAAGAAAAATTGAAGAACACGCAGAAATGATGGAAGAGCTTAAAAAGCTAACAGGTGAGAAAACCGCCGCAGGGGCTCTCATTAAAGCAGGGTATATAGCAATCAGAGAGAGCGAGCGCGCTCAAACCCTATCTCAAGACAAGAGAGAGTTAGAGTACAAGCTAAATGACACACAATATAAGGTCAGCAACTTTATAGATGCTCTTAACGAATTAAAGGAAATTGATAGTAAATGAAAGGGCAAAACGTCGGATACATTCGAGTAAGCACTGTCTTGCAAAGCACTGAGCGCCAGCTTGCTGACATTGAGCTTGATGTCGTGTTTGAAGAGAAAACCACGGCAAAGACAATTGACCGACCGGAGCTGGAGCGCTGCAAAGCACACTGTCGAGCGGGCGATATACTACACATTCACTCACTCGACCGTGTGTGTCGTTCTGGCGTTGATGACGCGGTTAAACTGGTTAATGAGATGCTAGGTAAGGGCGTGACCGTTGCTTTTCACAAAGACGGCTTAACGTTTAGCGGGGATAAAATGAGCGCCACTCAAGAGGGGGTTTTGAGCATACTGGCAGCGGTCGCAAAAATGGAGCGAGACCTAATAGAAGAGCGTCGACTTGAGGGCATAGCAATAGCCAAAACTCAAGGACGAAAAGCAGGGAGAAAGGGCGTAAGTGACAAGGTCAAAGCCAAGCTATCTGAAATGATGAGGGAGGGGAAAAAAGCGGGGGAAATTTCCGAAACGCTCAACCTTGGAAGATCGACCGTTTATCGACTCATGAAAGAGATAAGTTCGGAAACCGAAACGCCCTAGCAAATAGGGCGTTTTTAGTTTTACTGATGAGACAACGCAAGCTTTACCCAATCTTGCAGACTCTTGAGCCTTGTCGCCGTCTCGGCGCATGTTTGAATATTGTCGACCGTCACGCCGAGGGCGTCGGCGTCACTTGTAACGGTGTAAGCGGCTGAGGTGGCACCATGAGATCCGCTGGCGGTTTCGGGAGCTTGGATTGCTTCATTATGACTTTTGACGGCACTGGACTGGATGCGCAACCAATCAGGGTCATCGACAATACAAGTGCGGCGATGATCTTGAGCATACTTTCTCACCTCTCGATAGACAGTTTTAAATTTCGTTTGAATGATCGGCTTTTGATTGGCTTGCGCGACTGAGAGCGCAAACGCATCATCTTGAGCCTTTTCAAGCTTCGCAAAAAGCTTGTCGTTTTCTTCTTGAAGCGCGGCGACTTCCTTGAGGCGGGCTTGCTCATATTCAAGTGCGGTTTTTGTCACGCCGTAGTCGTACACCTTCCACACCACGAACGCCACTAACCCAACCAAGAGCACCCACTTAAACCAAACCCAAGCGGCTTTTATTTGCGTGAGCATCATATCCCTCCAAAGAACGCTGAGCCCATTTTTGATAGGAACACCAAGCCATGATAAAGCCAGCTCGGCAACTGCTCTCTATAGGCTTGTAGCGCGACATAAAGCGCATAAAAAAAGGCGGCTAATACTGCCGCCTTGGTTTTCTGTGTTCCGGTGATTTCCTTGAACTTAGCCCACATACGCCGCCGCCCCTTTGGCTATTGCCTCAGCAAGCTGGCTCATGCGAGATTTTCCAAGTGCAAGGTCGTAATCGTTATCAATAAAAAACGGCTCAACTATCACGCACGGCATGACTGTCTTAGCACATAGATAGCCGCCTTTATCGCCTTTTTTACCCTTATGCGCCTTGTCAACCGGACGCAAACCACGGTCACGCAAGCCAAGTACGGCGACCACTTCTTTTTGAATCAGCTCAGCCAGTTTCGGGCTCGTTTTCGAATGCTTGTAATGCAGCACCTCAGAGCCGCTCACCGTTGTGTCATGCGCATTACAATGCAATGAAATAGCAATATCCGCTCCGGTGTCGTTCACCTTGAATGGCAGTTCGCTGTAAGTGCAATCACGGTACACAATTAAAGGCTCATAGCCTTTCTCAATCAACTTGGGTGCAATCAGGCGAGCCAACTGATCATTAAACAAATACTCACTCATGCCGTTCGCATTCACTGCGCCGCCTGACGTAACACTGTGCCCGACGATAATCGCAATTTTTTTCATGGGTTACTTTCCTTTTGGTCGTGTTGCTTTGATGGTGGTTTTGAACGTTTCTCGGTCGCCGCGATGTGTCACCGTATCCGATGACCACTCAGCGCCGAATCGCTTATTTTTCGGTTTTCGAATGGAGAGAGGGGATTCAGCAAACGCATCTCCGCGCCCCTGAATGTCAAGATTAAGCGCTTGCCCCTTGCGCTTGAATGAATAGAGTTTTGCGTTGGCACGCTCGCGCGCTTCGGCTTCGCTCTTGTAGCCCAAACGGAGCAAATAAAAGGGAGCCTCGCCCACTTCCACCTCCCCACCCTCACCCGTTTCTGCCGTTGTCCAGTTTGCTTTCACCCCTTCATAGACACGTTTTGAGGGATGAGTGAGGCGCGCTGACACAATCTCCTCATGATCAATGAATATCGGTGCTAAAGGTTCGCCCGTGAGCGCTTTGGTGTTTCCCGCAGTTGCGACAATATAAAGTCCGTCAATAGGCTTGCTAATGGCGTCATGACGTTCCACTATCCGAGAGATAAACTCATCATCATCCTCCTGCTCTTGGCTGACATGAGAAAGCATTATGTCAGCTAATTGAGCCTCAACTTTCACCTCATAGCCATGAGGCAGCATGACCGACTCAACCAACCCCGCCAGAGTGATATTAGAGAACGTGCGAGATTTTGGCTCTCTAAGACGTGTGGCATCTTTGACGGTAAACTTGCCTGACGTGAGAGTGAGAGTGAGCACGGCGGGATCGTAATCTTCCTCCGCATCCGCAATCTGAAACTGACCACGATAATGACCATCCAGCTTGACCTTAAAATTGCGCCCAGACTCAGGAATATTGGTCATCCCTTCCGCATCGAGATTAATCACCAAGGTATCGCTTGCCGTCCCATCATCATCAATGAGCTCCCAATCCATCAGTCGTTTTTCAATGATGTCCGAACCCTTTCCCTCAAATGTTATGATTAAGCCCATCGAGACACCTCGCTGATCTCTTCTTTCACTTCAATTTGCTTCGGGGTCGGGACTTCATACTCAATCCCCGCCTCAAGATAAGGCGAATGATGACTTGGATTAAGCGCATAGAAATCACGCTCAATATCATCGTCATCTCGTTCAAATATGCGGTAAAGAAAGTCTGAGACCGTCTCACCAACTAACGCTGCTTGCTTCATCTTGTCGCCACTCCAAAAGAGTCAAATCAATACCGACTTGTTGATGCACGCCGTCATCCGTCAGCTCCGAGCCTTTTTCATTCACATCGTCAATTGTCCACTGACCGAGATCGTTCCCTTCAAAATCACTGACGGTGTGGGGTTTGCCCGCTTTCTGCATTTCTCGTAACGTGTCAGCGGCTTCCATACCATCAAGCGCAAAAGAGCTCACGGTAAGAGACCACGTTTGAAGAGGTTGGGCGCGCCGAACCTGTCGAGCGCCCGCAATATTTTTTGATTGAGAAAAGACGCCCTTTGAGCGCCGACTTGACGTGTCCACCCCCGTATCATTTACGGGGGTTAACACTAAGTCATCAATGGCATAGTGCATACATCACCCTAAGCTGTACGTTGCTCGACGAGTTTCCTTGCGGCGCTCTTCTTCAAGCAGTTGTCTGATCGTTTCTTTCAATGACTCACTGGTTTGATTAGCAACCAGATTAGCGGTTTCGGGCGTTGCCCCTGTTGCATCAACATGAACTTGAACCGGAGGCATTTGTGCCGCCAATGCCATTTGCTGTTGTGCTTGGGCAATTTCTTTCTGTTTATTCGGGAGAGGTTCGCCCGTCAATTCGGATTTCGAATCCGGAGAGGAAAAGAAGTTGTAAGACATCTTAGCCAGCCAACGCCCCCCCATATCGCCCAGATAAGCCCCAGCGGCAGCACCAAGCGCGGTGCCTGCCACGGGTATCACCGAACCAATAACCGAACCGATAGCCATGCCAGCCGCCGCACCCGCAGCCCCACCGCCCGCCTCAACGGCTCCTTTTGTGTCACCTGTAGACAGTGCGCCCGCCGCCTCAACGGCAGAGAGTCCAACACCAAGCATCGGAACACGTCGAGCCACTCCCGCCACTTTCGCCGCCTTCGACGAAGAGAGCGCACTGGTGAGCCCTGCGATTTTCCCTCGGGCTTTTCCTTTCCTTGAGCCTCTGCCAAGGTCAAGACCTCCGCCGCGACCATGCCCCGCCATTTTCATGGCTCTATCAAGCACAGCGATGCGACGAGCCAACGCGGACGCACTGCGAGACGCACCTTTGCGCGCCAGTTCGGCACGTTTAAGCTCTCGGGCTTCATTCGCCAGCCCTGCCAATGTTTTAACCGACTGAACTCCGCGCCACACTTTCATCCCTGCCGCAACGGTTGCCACTACGCCCCCCACAACCATGAGCCCAGAGACAAGATTTTTGTTTTCTCGGATAAACTCGGCTGTACCTTGAGCTGCATCAATCACGATGGGGCGAATCTCGTCCATCACTGGCATAAACGACTCACCAAGCGCCTGACTCAGATCAAGCAGAGAGTCCGTCATCATTTCGTCACGCTTGAGCGATGTATTGGCTATCGTGGCGTATTCGGCATTCACCGCACCGCTAGCGAGATTGTTCCCCTCTTTGTCGATAAGGGTCGATTCAATCTCACCAAGCCAGCCCTCTTTGGCAATGAGCGCTTGCACTTTCGAAAAGCCCTCAGAGCCAAAAATCTCCTTGATAACCCCTGTTTGCTCCGCCTTATCAAGTGAACGAATGCCCTCAAAGACCTGATTAAGTGCGCCTTGTGCATCCCCTTCCGCCATCCTTTCGGAAACCGAAACGGAATCGAGCCCGATTTGCTCAAACGCTTCCTTTGCTGGGTTAGATGCCTTGTCCCCTGCTGCCATGTTGAGCACGAGATTTTTCATGATGGTGCCCGCCTGTTCAGGGGCAGCACCGAGTGTGTTAAGCGCGGTCGCCATTGCGACGGTTTGCTGATTGGTAAAGCCGTTCTCGGTCATCGTCGCACCATCTTGAGCAATGGTTTTAACGACTCTGTCCGCCGTGGTGCCGAAGCTGTTCGACGCTTGGTTGATTTCATCCGCCAAACGATTCAAACCCGCACTATCAAGGCTCATCGAGTTACGAATTGCCATCGTGATGTCAGCCGCCTGAAAGGCGTCCATATCCCACGCGGCAGCAATTTTGCCCGTTTGTTCGACATAAGCCGCGAGGTCGGCATTTTTGATGCCACCCGCCGAACCACCCGCCGCCAATGCAAACGCATCAGAGGTCGACATGTTGGCGGTATTCATCGCAATTCGCTCAAGCACCTGTTTGAGCGCTTGCTCTTCCTGCGACGTGGTGCCTTCTTCCAGCGTTTTGGCAACCTCAGCGAACTGATACTCACGAGTCGAGGCGTTAACATAAGACGCCCCCACCGCTGCCACTGCGGCAATGCTGGCAGTCTTTCCCGCGTCTTTAGCCTTATCAAGTGCGGCATCACGGCGCTGTTGATGATCCGCCACACGCTTGAGGTGGTCTTGCTCTTCTTTTAATTGCTTGGTTAATCGCTGACTTTTTCGAGTTAACGTGTCCTTTTCTGAGCCAAGATCGCGCGTATTAATACCCGCCTTTTCCAACTTTTCAGACACCGCATCAAGGCTAGACGCCAAGCCTTTGGACTCAACGCTCAGCATCTTGTTTTTATTGGTTAATCGGTCGAGTTCCTTCGCCTCACTTTTCAGAAACTTAACCGTTTTATTACCCGACTCCGCCGCCTGTTGTTTTTTCTTGGTGAGCTCTTCAATGCGCTTTTGATTCTGCCTGAGCGTGTCATTTATAGTGGCAATGCGCTTTTCATAGCTCTCATACGCTCTCACGTCGCTCAATTGAGCGTTGAGCTCCTTCCCCTTAGCCTTGACTGAGGTCATTGCGTTAGAGAGCTTAGATTGCGATTGAGTGAGGTTTTCAACGTCCGCTTGAGCGGTCATAGTGTTGGCAACGTAATCAACGACGACTTTTTTAAGCATCATTCCGCTCCAAGTTTGTTGAGGGCGAGTTTGTAGTTCTCCCGAGCTTGGCGCACTGACCAATCATCAACACGATTCATGTCATAACCCGCAAGGGGCAGCACGCTTTCAAGCTCTTGATAAGAAGTTATTGAAAATAATCCGCCCTTTGAGACAAAAAATCCGCCACCACAGCATCAAGCATGTTGTAGTCAGGGATTGGCAATGACTTGATTTGTTCAGGCTTTAGCGACGTCAAGTTGTTCAAATACATCTCAAGGCGCTTCATAGTGTCTTTTTCCTTGCTAAGCGTGCGACTTAAACCCACGCTCGGCTCATCAAACTCCACCCAATACGGCTCATCCGCAAAGATAATCGCCACTTTATGATCTTTGGGCTTATAGCGACGGTTCGCCAGCTTGTAAGCGTCTTTGGTGCGCAGGTCATTGACGTAACCAACAATGACATTCCAATCCGGCGTTTTGATGCGCGTCAAGACAGATTCATCAAGTCCGGTCATCAACGAGACCACCTCGAACTCATCCAACTCCTCGCCTAAATCACAATGCTCAGCCAAGGTGAGCGGGCGAATCGTCACCTCTTTCACATCCGGTAACGGCTTGTTTAACGAGTGCTTTCTGATACGACCGGACTCAAAAAACGCTTCGCCAAACTTCTTTAATATTTCTTGATTCTTAATTGTCATGTTTCGGTTTCCGAATTAATCAACCACAAAAAAAAGGGAGCCAAAGCTCCCTTATGAATGATTGCAATTTGAGTGAGTTTTCCAGGAAGAAAAACGGATATTTGATTGCACTTTTCGACATCGAGGACAGCTGCCGGCTTTTTAAATGCAATCAATCAGATTACTTCAAGCGGTTTTGATATTGCTTACCACCAATCGTGTAATCGTTCGTACCAATATCAAAGTCGGTGATCACTTTCCCGTTGTACGTGTGACGGTACTTGTCGACTGACACGCCTTTAATGGACGACTGAGCCAGATCACCACCCACCTCAGACTCACCATTGCTGAACTCCGTCTCACCTGTCATGGTGTGCTCAAGCGTGTACGGCACGCCATCATCGTCCCCCTCTTCGAGGTAAATTACGATGGTGTCTTTGCCATCTCTCAGGCAAGACAAGATCACGTCGTCCGAAATTCCTTCGGTTTTGGCTTCCCACTCAGGCGCTTCGTATTTAACAAAGCGCTTTGAACCAACCAGCGTGCCTTTTCGATCCGCCATTTTCTTTTTCATCACAGGCGGCTGGAATGACGCGAGGTCATTCGTTAGCGTGATGTCATTAATAATGAGTTTCTTATGGTGTGGTGTACGCGCCATTAGCCAAGTTCCTTAATCGCAGATTCAACATACTCACGCGTAATTTTCAGGTCTTTCTGGAAGAAAATCACCGTGTGCTCATTCGGGTTGTATTCGCCATAATCGAGCGCCAGCGTCCACTCACCCGATTCGTATGAGTTCACGCTGTTGAGCTTGTTATGAAGATAAGCACGCGCATGGATGACAATGTTTTTGGATTTCAAATCTGAAATCCAATTGTTAATACGCTCGACTTGCATCTTGTAAAAATCGAGCGTCATCATTTTGTCTTGTTCGGTTTCCTGCGCCTGATCGAGCTTGCGTTGCAAGAAATTCAACAAGCCCACCGAAGAGATCCACGCCCCCGTTACGGTGCGGTTTCCCCAAAATACATAACCGCCGCGCTTTGGTCGAATCGGCACACACACACCGTATGAGTTTAAATCATTCGATTCAGAGCGAGAGTCATTCAGGCGATGACCAATCTTGCGCGCGACATCTTCCGCAACAATCGGTTTGTTTGATGGCGAAATCCAAGGGTCGACCGCACACAGCGCCGCCATGCCCCAAGCTGTCTGAGTGATAGGAATGCCCCAGCGCTCAATCGACACGTCTACGCCCACCACGTTCTCATACGCATCACCGAAATTATCCGTAAACTCTTTGGCGGCTTTAGTGGTCGTGTTTGGCAGTTCCGCAACAACCGTGCAAAGAATGTCTTTTGAGACAGCATTGAGCGCATTGATAATGCCGATGTTATTGCCGTATAGAGTCGAGCCAATCACGGTCGGCTCTTCATCCGCATTCGCAATCGCAGGGATGCCAAAAAGACGCTCAGTTTGCGCGTTCTTACCACCGATCAGCGCCGTTTTAAGATCCGCCTCATAGGTGTCCCCCGCTGCGGGTTCTTGCACAACGATGATGTATAACGCTGCGCCCGAGGTTTCAAGGAAATGCTTGGCGTCATAATACAGTGAGCCTTGCGGCGTGCTCGTGGTATCAATGAACATGACATCATCCGGCGAGCGAAGCTTGAACGGCACATCATATTCAACGTCCGCGTGTTTATTTGGGGCAGTTCCTACCATCAAGCCGATTTGGTCGGTGCTGGATGAAATCGCCGCAGGGGGCGCAGAACGCTTAAAAGTGGTGCCGTGCTTAACGTAGTTCGTAAACTTACCGCTCATACTTATAGCCTCTCAATTTTCTTTTGAAGCTCAGGGAGGCGGGCTTGCGCATCCGTGAGCGTGACTTCATCACCAACGTTTTTGTTTTTGCCATGAATACGAAACGTTGGATCGATGACCTTGTGGGTTGGCTTAGGTGCTTTTTCGGATTCCGATTTTTTCGCCGCTTTCGGTTGCGGGCTCGGCTTGGTTGCTGCCATAGAGTTCACCTTTCGATAGGTACAAAAAAACCGCCTTTCGGCGGTTTGGTTAAGTAGTGTCGATCAATTAAGTTTGAGGAGGTTCAGGGAAAGGATGAGCTTGCTTCATCTCCTCAGTCGCCGCATCCGCTTGTTTGAAATACTCATTAGCCAGCTCAGACTCTCCCGCCCTTTCTTTTCTTAATGCTTCAAGCTCTAACGGGTTAATGACCGTTGTGTAGATTTCACGACGGCGGGTATCAACGGCATTGTATTCCGCAATGTATTTGTTACTTTCGTTCGTTACCCAAGCACCATTGATACGCTCATCAAATTCGGTTAACGGCTTATCAGTCGTAAACCCGACTTTAATGCGACCAAGTTCAGAAACCACTATTGACTTAGTGCAATCAGACTCGTCATAAATCGTCGCACCTCTGTGATCTTCGACATATTCCGAATCAATCGCCTTACCTGATTCATCAAAAACAGCAACAACCGCAAAGCCCTGCTTTGGTGGTAATGGTTGTTCTATCATTGCATTACGTGGAACATTCCACTTAGACTGAGCATCATACTCACCAATAACTTCTTTGGTTAATGGGTCTATCATCCAATATTTCATTACTACACCTCGACAAGAATAGGAAAGGCTAAGTTGCGTGGACGTGAGACACCACCACCCCAAGAGCCTACATTCATAAAGTCATTGTAAGAACCAACAGCACTACTAAAAGCACCTCGGATGTTAGAGTAATCTGAATACAACCCCTTATCGAGTCCAGCCGACTCTCTTATACCTGCAAGATTTTGATAACTGTCGGCTTCTATTCCCATTACATGACCTTCGTAATGGTCATTTACTATAGCCGCTGTACCTTTTTGCCAACTGGCTAAGGTTCGGTTAGGGTCAATACCTCGACCTTGATCTAGCACTCGGAAGAACTCACCACCTGTTTCAGGAAAGTCAATCATGCCAGTACCAGCATTAACAAACTCTGGTAGTGCTGCGGCTAATCGCCAAAACACCGCCACAGGAACCGAATTACCCAGAACATTCAAAGTGCCTTCTGGAAACGTCATCGACATCCAAGGGAAAAGAGGCGTTCCTGTTCGCGCTTTTTTGTATGGCGACCAATAAAACGGTTTTGTATCATCAGTCCAGCCAGATTGGCGGTTCACATCATCAAGTGGGTTTTTACCTGCCAATGATTCGACGTTAGAATACCACTCCCAATAGCTAACTTTCCCTGCTGTTATGGTGCAACAAACTTCACCACATTTGTAAACTCTATCTTCTTGATATAGGGCAAATTGAATATCAGCCAAGAGGGGGTATTGTGAGTGAGGATTTGAATTTTCAACGTGAGCTTGCAAGTTATTGGCACCTTCAACGCGTACCGCTTCTAAATCTTCATAGTCACTGTAGACACTCGACAAATCCACCTTGCACTCTATGATCTCTGCATTTGTGGTGTACATATCGACCACGTAACGAATCGATTCGGTCGCACCTTGTTCCGGCGTTGGTTTATAGTCGCCTGTACTTCGAGCGTAATTATACAGCGTACCATCTTCGAGGCGAATGGCGACCTCATTGATATGAAAACCGCCACGGTCAACCGGAATGTCGCCCTTAAAGGTTAAAAGCGTGGTGTTGTCCTCATGCGTCACCATCACACAAGGAACGGCGAGCTCTTCTTTGATGAGCGCGGTTTGTTGGCGAGGGTCAT